TGAGCGTTCACGAGACCGGCCCGCTCTGGATCGCCGAGATCACAGAGCGCGGACGCGATCACGCCGAGCGCCGCGTCGTTATCGAGGGCATCGCCCGTCCCGGTCCGGGGGTGTGATATGGCCCGCAGGACCCGGCGTGGACGGCTATCCTCGATCGACCTGCTGCCCGAGGCGGCCGAGCCGCATGTCGCGCTCGCGATCCAGGAACTGAAGGAGCGCAAGAAGCCGCAGGCGCAGATCCTTGATGAGCTGAACGCCAACCTGGCCGATCACGGCATCAAGCCGGTCTCGAAATCCGCCTTCAACCGCAAGGCGTTGTGGCTGGCGTCCTACGGCGAGCAGCTCGCGCGCGCGAGAGAGATCGCCGCCGTGCTCGCCGAACAGCTCGACAATGCACCTGAGGGTGACGTTGGCCTCCTGCTCGGCGAGACCATCAAGACGCTGGTGTTCGACGTGGTCTCCGAGGCGAGCCTGTCCGACAGGTCGGCCTCGATGAAGATGTTGGCGACAGCGGCCGAGGCGCTGCGCGATCTGGAGCGCGCGCGCGAGTTGAGCGTGAAGACCCGCGCGCAGATCATGCGCGACTTCTCGCGCAAGGCGGAGGACGCGGTGGAGCGGGTCGCCCGCGAGCGCGGCCTGAGCGCGGACACCGTCGCCGATATCAAGCGCCAGATCCTCGGGGTGCGCGAGAAGGAGGGCGAGGCGACATGATCGGTCTGTTCCGCATCCGCAGCCGCCGCAAGGCGCCGCCTGTTCTGATGGAGGTCGAAGTGGAGGTGCGCGCCCCGGCGCTGTTCCCGGGCTGCGCGGCTGAGCTTGTGCTGCGCTGGACCAACGGCACCGCCGGCGTCGTCGCGCTTAACCGCGATCTCGCCGCGCGCTACGCCGGCCAGCTCTCCGGGCTGGTGGCGCGCTTCGATGCCGGTGATATGCGCGAGGTCGTCAATGACTGAGGAGGAGCTGCGCCGCAAATGGGCTGCAAGCCTGAAGTCTCCGTCTCCGCCGCGCCCCGCGCTCAAAAGTGGGCAGCTATTGCAGGCGCTGAACAAGGCCGTACCGCCTGATGAGCGCCGAAACGAGCGCCGCCGCCGGCTGACGAAGCTGGGCGAGCATCTCGATAACGGCATCTATCTGCGCTGGCTTCACGGCGAGCGCTGCGATGAGATCGCCGCCGATCTGGGGCTTGAGCGGGAGACGGTCGAAGAAGTTGTGAGAGCGCTGGATGTCTGAGGCCGCGACCAGCCCGCGCTACACCACCGCCGAGGACTGGGCGCGCCTGCGCCGCGACAGCCTGCACGCGCTGCCCGAGGGCCTGGCCGGCAAGGCCCTGCCCGACGTGCTGCTGCCGTACCAGGGCGACCTGCTTGCGACGACGGCTGTCAATCGCGTCACGGTGGTCGAGAAGTCGCGGCGCACCGGCATCACCTGGGCGCTCGGCGCCGACGCCGTGCTCACGAGCGCGGCGGCCAAATCCGCCGGTGGCATGGACACGCTCTATATCGGCTACAATCTGGAGATGGCCCGGGAGTTCGTCGACGTTGCGGCGATGTGGGCGCGCGCTTTCGATCAGGTGGCCAGCGAGGTCGAGGCCACGATCTTCGATGACGGGGAAAGCGACATCAAGGCGTTCCGCATCACCTTCGCCTCAGGCTTCGAGATCCTCGCGCTCAGCTCCAAGCCGCGCTCGCTGCGCGGCCGTCAGGGCTATGTCATCATCGACGAGGCCGCCTTCCATGACGATCTGCCCGCGCTCATGAAGGCCGCGCTGGCGCTGCTGATCTGGGGCGGCAAGGTCTGCATCTGCTCGACCCATGAGGGCGACGACAACCCCTTCAACACGCTGGTGCAGGATGTGCGCGCCGGGCGCCGGCCTTACGCGCTGCTGCGGCTGGATTTCGACGAGGCGCTGCATCAGGGGCTTTACCAGCGCATCTGCCTGGCCACGGGGCAGGCCTGGACGCCGGAGGCCGAGGCCGAATGGCGCGCCGGCGTGATCGCCGATTACGGCGAGGACGCCGACGAGGAGCTGTTCTGTATTCCCGCGCGCGGCAAGGGCGCTTATATCCCGGCTCCGCTGATCGAGGCGCGCATGGCCGATGCGCCTGTGCTGCGCTGGCAGATGCCGGACAGCTTTGCCGAGTGGCCCGAACACCTGCGCGAGGCGGAAGCGCGCGACTGGTGTGAGGGCCATTTGAAGCCGCTTCTGGAGGCCCTCAATCCGCAATTGCTGAGCGCCTTCGGCGAGGACTTCGGGCGCGTTTCCGACCTCACGGTGATCTGGCCCTACCAGATCGCGCCCGATATGCGCCGGCTCACCCCGTTCGTCGTCGAGTTGTTCAACATTCCCTTCGAGCAGCAGCGCCAGGTGCTGTTCTACGTCGTGGATCGGCTGCCGCGGTTTTACGCCGGGGCGATGGACGCCACCGGCAACGGCGCCTGGCTCGCCGAGGTCGCCGCCCAGAAATACGGCATGACCCGCGTCGAGCAGGTCAAGCTGTCGCCGGAGTTCTATCGCGAGCACATGCCGCGCTTCAAGGCGGCCTTCGAGGATGATGCCATTACCATCCCGCGCGACAGCGACGTCATGGGCGATCTGCGGCTTTTGAAGAATATCGACGGGGTGGGACGTATCCCGCCAGTGGAGCGCACGCGCGGGCGCGACAACAAGAAGCGCCACGGCGACGCGGCGATTGCCGCCTTCCTTGGGTATTACGCCACCACCGTCCATCCGGTTGAATACGACTATCTCGCCGCCGGCGCGGCCGATCCGGTCGCGCTGCGCCGCGGCGAGGACGAGATCGAGCGCCCGGTTCGGCTCACCGCCGGCTTCGGCGCCAGAAAAGGGGTGCTGTGATGGATAGCGCGATCCTCGGCGCGGATGGCCGGCCGCTGAAAAAGCGCCCGCTGAAACGCGAAGTCGCCACCCCGGAAATCGCCGGCGTGCGCTCGCTGATGCAGGACGCTGTCGCGCCCGGCCTGACCCCGGCGCGGCTGGCCCAGATCCTGCGCTCCGCCGAAGAAGGGGAGCCGCGCGATTACCTCACGCTCGCAGAGGAGATGGAGGAGCGCGAGTTCCACTACATCTCCGTGCTCGGCACGCGCAAACGCGCGCTGCAGGGGCTCGACATCCAGGTCGAGGAGGTCGGCGAGGACGCCGCCGGCCAGGAGATTGCCGAGGCTGTTCGCGAGCTTGTCGAACGCCCCGCCATGATCGACTTGATCGGTGATCTGGCTGATGCCATCGGCAAGGGGTTCGCCGTCGCCGAGATCCTCTGGCACACCGACAAGGCGCGCTGGACCCCGGTGGAGTTCCTGCACCGCGATCCCCGTTTCTTTGTGTTCGACCGCCTGACCCGCCGGCAAATCCGGCTCGCCGAGGACGGGTTCCCAGAAGGTAAGCTGCTGCCCGATTACAAGTTCATCCGCCATGTGCCTCGCCTCAAATCGGGCGTGCCGATCCGCGGCGGCCTGGCCAAGCCCGCCGCATGGGCCTTCATCTTCAAGTCCTACACGCTTAAGGACTGGGCCGCCTTCGCCGAGGTCTATGGCATGCCGGTGCGGGTCGGCAAATATGGCCCGTCCGCGAGCGAGGACGACAAGCGCAAGCTGCTCCACGCGGTGCGCAACATCGGGACCGACGCCGCCGCCGTGATCCCGGAAAGCATGATGATTGAGTTTATCGAGGCGGGAAAAGGCGTGGCCAGTTCCTCCGGCTCGGTGTTCGGCCAGTTAGCCGATTATCTCGACAAGCAGGTCTCCAAGCTCGTACTTGGCCAGACCATGACCTCAGATGCCGGCGGATCGCTGGCCCAGGCGAAGGTCCATGAGGAAGTGCGCATGGACGTGCTCGCCGCCGATGCCCGCCAGCTTGAGACGACCATCAACCGCGACGTGATCCGTCCCTTCGTTGACCTCAACTTCGGGCCGCAGAAGGCGTATCCGCGCATGACCCTGCCGGTCGCCGAGCCCGAAGACGTCAAGATGCTGGCCGACACCCTGTCGAAGCTTGTGCCGCTCGGTGTGCGCATCGAGGAG